TCGGGTCCTGTTATAATATATACATACAGTAAAGGAGCATTCATGTCACATACAGATCCAATTATCGACAAAATTATCGTAGCCCGTGTGGGTCTACTACTTCGCCATCCTTTCTTTGGTAATCTAGCAACACGTTTGAAAATCGAAGAAGGCTCCGAATGGATGGGTACTGCCGCTACAGACGGACGTACTATTTACTTTAATCGAGAATTTTTTGAACCGCTTACAGTTAAGCAGGTTGAGTTTGTTATTGCTCACGAAATTTTACATAATGTGTTTGATCACATGGGTCGTAGAGATCATCGTAATCCACGCATTTTTAACATTGCCGCTGACTATTGTGTAAACGGACAATTGGTACGTGATAGAATTGGTGAACATAATATCGAAGGTATTAAAATTTTCCATGATCCAAAATACTATGGTATGGGTGCGGAAGAAGTGTACGATAAAATCTTCGACGAAATGGACGAAGAAGAACTTAACCAGTTGGGTCAACTATTAGATGATCACATTGACTGGGGCGAGAACGGTAAAGACGGACAGCCAAAGTATACTAAAGAAGAATTGAAACAGATTCGTGACGAGATCCGCGAAGCTACAATGCAGGCTGCACAGGCCGCAGGTGCCGGTAATACTCCTGCTAGCGTACAGCGAATGATTAAGGAACTTACAGAGCCTAAGATGAATTGGCGTGAAATTTTGCGTCAACAAATCCAAAGCACTATTAAGAACGACTATTCGTTTATGCGTCCTAACCGCAAGGGCTGGCACATGAGTGCTGTATTGCCCGGAACCCAATTTCAAGAAACAATTGATATCTGTGTGGCAATCGACATGTCAGGTTCGATCGGTGACGAACAAGCTAAAGACTTCTTAACAGAAATCAAAGGCATTATGGAAGAATATAAAGACTTTAAGATTAAAGTGTGGTGCTTTGATACTAAAGTCTATAACGAAGCCGACTTTGATGGATATAACATTGACGAGTTTGACAGTTACGAGCCAATGGGCGGTGGCGGAACTGAGTTCGATGCTAACTGGGAATACATGAAAGAAAATGATATTCAGCCTAAGAAGTTTATCATGTTTACTGACGGTTATCCTTGGGGTAGCTGGGGAGATGAATTTTACTGTGATACAGTATTCATTATCCATGGCACTGATAAGATTGTTCCACCATTTGGAGAATATGCTTATTACGAGTTTGCTAAAGAGGCGGCGTAATGGCATTAAAGAACGGCAAGCCCAATCCTTTGGATTATTTCGATTTACGGAGGGTTGAGGTTGCCTGCCCTCATTTTAAATATACGAATATAGACAAATATAATCCAACATTAATCAAATCTATCGATGCCTGGATACGTAAGAATCTAAATAATAGATATTATATAGGACAGGGACTTATGTTAGATAATACCAATACAATAATATATACAACACGTATTGGTTTTGAATCAGAAAAAGAACTCAGTTTCTTCACAATTGCCTGTCCTTTTTTACAGACGAGATAAATTATATACGTACTTTACAAAAGGAGATACTATGACTGATACAGTACAACAACAACCAGGTGCAGAAGCACCTAGCACAGACTTAACAATTAACGATCTTAACGCAATGAAAGTTATCATCGATATTGCTAGTTCACGTGGCGCATTTAAACCAAACGAAATGGTAGCAGTTGGCCAAACTTATACTAAGTTAACTACATTCTTAGAAACAGTTGCAGCACAACAATCTGCTCAGGCACCAACAGCACCAGCACAACCAACAGCACCAGCCGCACCAGCTACAGGAGCATAATATGGCCCAAGAACTAAAACACGTGGGCCGTGTTATTGCCACTAACAAAAAATGCTTAGTGGCATATCGCACATTGCCTGGTGAAGCACATGCATGTTTAATCGTGCCAACCGAAAATATGCCTGACATCTACCACGATGCTATTATTAATCTAGTAGAAAGTCAAGCAGGACAAGCTTCATGGGAATTTGCTGAAGCGTTAGACCGTACTCAATTTCCAGATGGTTCACGTATGTTACCTTGGTTACATATGAACAATCGATTGATTAAGGCTCCAACTAGTGCTATTGAAATGACACCAGTTCCTGGAACAGGAATCTTGTTAAGCGAGTTAAATCAAATTATTGCTGAACAACGTGGTGTAGCGGTCGATGATCTAAGCCTTAAAGAAAGTTTAGATAAGAAGATTGAAGACAAAAAAGAAACAGCTACAGTACAAGAAACACCTGCTATTGTACAAGCTGATGTCACTGTTAATCAACCTACTACATTCGATAGCCCAGACGAAGAAGCTAAATTCTATCGTAGTCAAGCCGACAAGCTAGCAAAAGAAGCCGCTAACTATCGCCGCAAGGCAGAGGAATTGGTTCCGACCAAGAAAAAAGTGTAAATGACAAAAACGGGAAGACCGCTTCCCAAGGATGTCATAGAACATTGGCCAGAAGTATTCGGTGAAGTACACTTAAATGTGTTACCTCTTAGGTATCTCCATACCGTTTTGGTCAATTTTAAAGACGGCAAGACTTGGGAAGTGAAAATAACAGCAAAAACTAAAAAAGAAGGTTGGGGTGCCTTTGAAAAGAATCTTGCAGAACTCTTCAAAACTTATGAATCGACTATTGATAATGTAGATTTTAAGTTGGACACTGAACGTGTTCGTAAAGATATAGAAGCAAGTACTCAGAAATTTTTAAAGAAAAAGAAGTTATAAATAATGAATGTTAGATTACTTAGTTTCTCTCAACCAACAGAAGAGTTTGCATCAATGGGCATCGATGACGCACAAGAACTCATTGCGTATTGCGCCCGTGTGTCCAATCCTTCCAATCAGCTTAACACAGACACATCAGAAAAGCTCATACAGTATCTCGTCAAACACAAACACTGGAGCCCGCTCGAAATGGTTTCCGCTTGTCTCGAAATCACTACAACTAGAGACATTGCCAGACAAATCCTTAGACACAGAAGCTTCAGCTTCCAAGAGTTCAGTCAGCGATATGCTGACCCTACTAAAGACTTGTCGTTTGTATTGCGAGATGCTAGAAAGCAAGACACAAAAAATAGACAAAACAGCATAGAGTTAGATATTCATAATAACGATGAAGATCGGTTTTTAGCATATCAATGGGAAAGAATGCAAGAGTTAGTAATTAAACAATCACGTGACGCTTATACGTGGGCCATTGAAAAAGGTATTGCTAAGGAACAAGCTCGTGCTGTACTACCAGAAGGTTTAATCGAAAGTCGTTTGTACATGAATGGTACGTTACGTAGTTGGGTACATTTTATAGAACTACGTAGTGCAAATGGTACTCAGAAAGAACACCAGGAAGTTGCTATTGCTTGTGCTAAAGTGATATCTGAGATTTTTCCGCTAGCCAACGAACTTCTAGCCAATTAAAATCATTTATCTTAGCAAGTGCCTCCTTATTGGAGGCATTTTTTTCTCCGTATTGTTTACCAGATAACGCACCTAAATAGGCATAAAATCCGTATTCAGCATTTTCATTTAGTGTACACCATGCGTCTAATCTGATTAAAGATTCCTCGTTATTAGTTACTGCCAGTTTACAAGATTCTCTAAACGCACTACGCCAAGTACTAAATGGATCTGTATTAAATGCTGTAATGTTACTAATACTATCCATTGCTTTAAATTTAGTACTGATATTTGTAGTCATATCTATAGTACTAGTATCCATTTTTAATGTAAGCGATTTTGGTAATAATTTAACTCCGCCGTATCCATAACTCAAATTATTAACAGGATTTAAACTACGCCAAACATGTACTACATCTAAATCCCATTCGCTTACTTCATAATCAAAATTAAAATCGTTTAATATAACAGCATCCGCATCTACTACCCAAAACATTTTAGTAAATGATTTACGAGCGGCGGCAATATGAGCTTGGTGTATTCCTTCTACTCCGTGTACACGTTTTGCTAAAGGAAAGCGTTCTTTTAAACTGGCAAAGTTATCGTCGGCATCTGGCTCATTATAACTTATAAAGATTATATCATACATGGCGTTTTCTTATTATACGAGGACTATTACTATAAACTGTTTTAAAAAATCGACTTCCGGCAGAATCTAAATTAGCTATTTCTAGTTTACATTTGTCTCTTAATTCTGCTCCTAAAAAATTAATGTATTTGGTCATCTCTTCAGGCTCTGCTACTTCATGTGTAGTATTCCAGTATTCTGTTAACCAATCAAAATCTCTCACTTGACTATAATCCCAATCAGTACAGTTTGTTTTCCAGCATCCTTCTCTGGCACCCATTATACTCCATATACCATTTTCTACATCTGTACCCACGCTAGCCCAAACTAATAATCTATGATAATTTTGCCACCAGATAGTTTTAAGATCTGCTACCTTAGCACCCTGGTCAAGTGACATCTTTACACCTTCACGGAATCCTGCTCGCCATGCTTGGAAGGGAGTTGCGTTGGTAAAACTTTCACTATAACTTTCATTAAATTGATAGTACTTGTCGTCAAAACAAAATTCAACTAGACCCTTAGTATCTTCTGGATCACTATTTTCATGTGTACGCATTTCATTTACAAAATTACGTGTCCATAATTTTAATCCACCATTACCATACATAAGTCCATTAACATGAACACG